TTGGTACCAATACTACAGAATTAATGTAATCTCCTAACACACTATGTAAGTATGCACTCAATTCACTAAAATAAAAAGTATCACCAAATCCCCAATTATCAATGCTAAAATACCTATTGATTTCTGTTAGAACCAATGTACGTATTTCACTATCACTTGCAGTTGTTCCGACATTCTTAATTACTTTAATAGTTGCTTGTAGGCTCGGGTCTGCTTTTACACCAAACAATGGTTTAAACTTTACGCTATTCATAATCAAACTATCACTTAGCATTTTAAAATTTTCTAAATTGGAATATGACTGCATTAGTTCGTTAATACTAGGCGCAGAGGGTTCTGCTATAGTACCTGTTGTATCTGTTATCCAATTTTGATATTGCGTATAATAACTCTGTGTAACCAAATATAAATCAATAATATTGGTTGTAGCTGGGTTAATGCGTGTTGTTTCGTTTGAGATGTGACGATACTGGAAATATAAACCCTGTCTACCAGTTTTAACCGTGTAATTGTTTAATGAACTTACTGTCAATACATTAGCATTTGTTGGGTCTTGTACTGTGACATAGAATGCATTTTCAAAAGCTGCAAAAAATACAGTATTTGCTGGATACTCATAACGAACTGTGGTAATATCTGCCAATGAACCATATTGATATACGATTTCACTGGTAGGTATCATAACATATCTAGACAACATATTTGCATCAGTCAATTGTTGAAAGAATGTAAAGTATTGATAATTTGAGAATCCAGTAACATAGCCGGTTACTGCAGCAAAAAAGTCTGGGTCACGAATAAAATTAGTAGTAGCATCTATGGTTGAGACTTCAACACTATAATCATCTACATAACCATCTGTTTCGGTTGGCTGCCCAACAACATATAATTTTATATCTTTAGCCAAAGCGTTATTACTGATTGGTTGACTATTTGATTTTAAAATTGTTATATAATCTTGCATCAGTTTTCCCGTTAGAGGATCATATATAACTTTATCTCTATCAAAACTAAATCTTATTTCATTAGCACTTGCAAAGAAATATGCAAGACTACGGTATGTTACTAAGTAGCTTCCTGAACTTTGGCTCTTAAAGGTAACAAAAGCATTTGCATCTGTAACTGTACTACGGCTCCAACGGGCTTGATTAGCTAACATAGTATTGTCAAATACTAACGAGAAATCATTTTTAAGATTGATTTGTGTGATGCAATCTTGTATCAATGTTGTTCCCAAGTTATTTGTAAATGAAGGAATAATGGTAGTCAATCTGCATTTGTCTGGTACTAACACACTCAATACAACAGGACCTACTCCACTACTTAAATTACCAATACCACTATTAGAACCATCCCCAGTGACACTAGTTACACTAGCCCAAATATAAGTAATGTCACTTGGACCTGCCAAACCCCCAACCAATTGATTACTTTGATCAAAGTAATAACCAGGCGGTGCAACGAATCGTAACAATGCACCTTCAGTTATATACGCTACATTACCTGTAGCATAAACACCAATTCCGGCTGGACCGTTGCTATTGTAAAAGTATCCAGTTGTTTCATTGTCAACTCTACTGGTTTGTCCCCAATAATAAATGCTACTTAGTGTAGTATATGTCATTGTAACCCAGGGGAAAGTTTGAACATAAAACTGTTGTGAGCGTGAATTGTTAAGTACGTTAGCTAATGTAGTTGTTAAAAAACTTGCAATACTGCTTGATCCGTTAGGTGTGAATGTGGTAAATCCATCGGATGGATCCATGTACAAACCACCGTCATCAGCAAAATCATTTGTGCTACTGAACTTGGCAGTTGGATCGAGTAGGTCATAATTTCTACTTACACCGACGCTACTGCGATTGATTGCTTTGCTTTTAATAATTGAACTGTATAATGTATACGGGAAGTTATTATAGTCTTCTCCGTTAACCATACGATTTTGTGTATAGTATTGCTGTGGTGCACGACTCTTAATATCAGTCAATGTTTCACGTGCTTGTGCCGTTGTTACAGGAAGAGTTAGTTCCATAACCAATGACAATGTTTCTATGCGATTATTTTTACTTAGATAATTGAGATTAATTGATATACCATTAAGCTCAGTTGGATTGATTGTGTATGTCAATGCATTTCCTGAGCGAACAAATGCAACAAAAGTGCCAACTGGTATTTCACTAAACACGCCGTCACCAAATTGATAGCTAACTTGATCATTGAATCTACTGATTACGCTAAAAACTTTTCTTTGATTGCCTGCCAACTGAGTATTTTGATTTGCATAGATGTTGTCAACCTGAGTCCATTGAGTCAATGCACCTGTTGTTGTATTAACTTCAAATAACCACGTATCCGTATTGTTTATACCTTCGATATTGATATCTACCACTTGATTGGTTGTTTGTTCTGCAATATTAAAAGTGTATTGTTGTAAGACTCCTTGTTTAAAATAAACAAAAAATCCTGTATTTGGGCTACTATAGCCCAATTTATCATTGCGATATAAAATATTAAATGGTGAACCTGGTACAGGGCTCTTTTCGTATAAAGAATTTGAATTAACGCTTGAAACACTAACACACTCAAAATTCATTGAGTTACTATCTACTGTTCCAGTAAATGAACTTGTTGGTATATAAGTTGGAGGAATGTTTACTCCATATTCATCAGTTTGAACATCTAAAATAGTTTGAGTATTACCCGGACGTCCTACACGTTGACTAGTAACTAATGATGCATTGATGATTGCGTTAAACTGTTGTTGCCAATTTGGATTAGCAGGATCGTTCCATAAAACATTAATATTACCCAAGTTTAAACCATTAATGTCGCTAACTGGTTCAGATGTCTGAATACTAACTAACTTTAAAAAACCTTGACCGGTGATATTTCTTTTAGGTGTATAGCCAATTAAGTTTGCAAGTTTGATAACACTATCTCTACGTTCAGCAGTATCGATAAAATTTTCACGTGAATTTAAATCATCACGAAACGCTAGACCCTGACCCATAAAGGCAATAACATCTAGTAAAGCAATGTATTCACTACTTTCTACATAGTCATTAAATGTTTCAGGGTAGTATGCACGTAGATAATCTACAAAATTCTTACGCAATGATTCATAATCATAGCTTTGAAAATCTGCACTGTTGTAGGTTTTGTAGATTGACTTCCAATCATTTACCCCAAAAATATTTGATTGTCTTGAACTTGTGGCCATATGTATTCTCTTTTATATATTTATCGTACAAAAAACCAACGATTTATACCGCTGATGCAGTTCCTGATCCTTGATCAAAGAACAATGCTAATGTTGTAGGATTATTAAATGGGCTAACTGCTAATTCTATCGTTACCATAACACCTGAATCTTTTGAATTTACTGTTATAGAGTTTAGTATTAATCTAGGATCTAAGCTAGCAATTCTTTGAATTTCTGTTTCAATTTCATAGGTTGTATCTACTGTATTTGGCTCAAATATAAAAGTCCATAATGTTGTACCGTAACCGGGTTTGCCTGGTTTAGTACCTTGTTGAATATTCATTGCATTGATAAAATCTTGTATTACCAATGCTTCATCAGTCGTTTTAAATTTAACACCATTTGTAGATGGTGTCTTGTTAATACCTATTGTATTGGTATAACCAGGAGTATATCCATTGGTCATGACATTGTTTACATTTTGTGTGCTAAATCCAATATATGTTGACATGTGTTTTCCTATTAAACAGTAATGTTGTTAAGTTGACTATTTAAGTCATCTAGTTTTTTAGCTGATGCAGTAAATGCCGCATCAGCAGCAGTTGCTTGTGCACTATCAAGACCATAATTATCTTGTGCAGTTAGTAATGCGTCTTTTAATTTTTGATAGTTTGCTTCTTCTGTCGCTATTTGTGTTGCTATATCATTTACGCTAGCAATCGCGGTACTAGTAGCAACAGGGGCGCTAGGACCTTCTGCAATAGGTGGAATTCTATCATCACCAAGTACTGCGGATAACTGTTTGGTAACACCAGTTGATGCAGGGCTTGTATCAGTTGCTACTGTAGCTATTGCCACAGATACTGATCCGCCACCTAACGATGACACACTTGATTCTAGTTCTTGTGCCGCAGAAGAACTAATACCTGATTTAGCAAATGCCTCTAATCCGGTAGTACTTATTTTTGATTTTAATGCATCTACTTGATTTGATATTCCTGACAATCCTGAGCTTGCAGCGCCTTTAATTTTATCAGCAACATTGGCTATATCACCCACGCCCGGTATAGAAGATGGGCTAAGAGATGAAACTTTCGATACAATATTTGTTACTGATGCAACACCTGCACCCAGCGCATTGAGTCCCGGTATACTGGGTATTGCAGACCCTAATGAACCTGTAAGATTAGATAAAGTGCTTGCACTACCTGTTGATCCTGCTACACTATCAAGTGCTGATTTAGCCGCATCTTTTGCTTCTTTCAATTTTGTCAAATTAAGAGGTGATCCTGATGTCAAGTCTTCAAAATCTTTTAACACATTTGAGAACATACCAGAAGTAAATCCTTTAAGTGCGGCAGTTGGGTCAAATGATCCAAGTGTTACTCCACTAAATGCACTCATCGCTTTATCGGCAAGACCGCTGGCAAATCCTGCACCAGACACTAGACCTTTAATATCACTGGGCAATGCACCGGTTACCGATGCAGAAATATCTGAAACAGATGGAATTCCGGGAATAGATAACCCAGCACCGCTAGCTATTGTAGATGTTAAATTTTTAACTGCGCTTATTCCTGCGATTGCACCACCTGTTACTAAACCTGCAATTTGTGTACCGCTTTCATTCCCAGAAATAGTTCCATCTGCCGTTAATGCACTTTGTGTTTTTGCCATTAATGACGTCATTACATTTGCTTGAGCGGCGGGGCTTGTAACAAAATCTTGTGCAGATTTGATACCATCTTTACCTGTGAATAAATTTGTAGGTATTGCGCTGGCAATATCCATACCTGATTGTATATTTTTATTTGCTATGATAGATGCACCTGCCTTAAGGAATCCTGCATCCTCTAAATGGCCAGGTTGACTACCATATGCACCCAATACTGCACATGACACCCCGTTATCTGTAACTACACCTGCACCAGCAGTAACTGCATCTTTTAATGGCCCTGTTGCAGCGCTAACTGCGACTTGTGACAATACCGCTTTAGTTGTTGCATTATCAATTGCTTTACTAACCGGTGCTACAGTAGGTGTTGTTGCCGCAATTGCAGGGCTAGTAATATTCGCCGGCGGTGTAGATGTTGCTGTATTTACCGCCGCAGTAGTCGCATTTGGACTTGCCGGTAATGCAGCACTTGAACTATTATCTACTTTAATATCAACACCAAAGTTTGCGTTTGCCCATGGGCTATGTGCCGGTGCACGACTTGTTATACTAGGCAATAATCCCGGAGCAGGTGCCCAACCTTTAGTATCATCACGCAATGTATCAGGGTGTGCATTAATTGGTAATTGTTTTACTTCTTGAGGAGTTAGTGATGGGTCACCGCTGTTTAATTTAACATTAGTGCCGTCAAGAACAACAACAGAGTTATTACTTTTAACACCATATTCTCCACCGCTTAGTATTGATGTCTTACTCTCATTCTTTTGAGTATATTCACCTTTTGTATAACCTTTAAATGTCGTACCCACAAATTGTGAAGTTTCTTTATTACTTTCTGTTCTTATATTCTCAGCATGCATGTTAATGTCACCATTACCATCTTTACCGGCATGCAAATTAATGTTTCTATCCGCATGTAAATTCAAATCACCTTGTGTTCTAATGTTAACTGAATTGGTAGCGTACATATCAATTGTACCTTCTTTACCTAACTCAATATAACTCTTACCATTAGCATGCATAATAAACAATGTCTGTGCAGCATCATTCATTATAATTGTGTGACCTTGCGCAGTGCGTAATCTTATTAGTTGATCATTACCTGTAACATCACCGTCATCCATTACAATGCTATGACCACCTAATCTACCAATAATTTTAAATTTATCATCAGATATACTGCTATCTTTGATAGCATCACCTATAGTAGCATCTGTATATCCACCTTGATATATAGGTCTTCCTGGAGTGCTTATACCAAACACATGACTTGGGCTTTCACGCATACTACTTGATCCGATTGTACCTCTATCAGGATCACGAATTAATCCTTGATTGAATAATATACCGGCTTGATAGCTGTGCACTGGTCTGGGTTGAATAGGTAGTACTGTATTATCACCTTGTGCAGGGTTTGCATTGTTAATTTCACTAACTGGTAAACGAGTTGCACCACCGTAACTTTTTGCTTCACCACTGTTAGTTATTACACTATCGCTTGATCCTAAAGCAGGTACCATGTGATTGATCCCTGCAATGGGTAATGCACCTAAGTAGTAACCTTTACTCGGGTCACCATTTAAGAATACACAAATAACTTCAGTACCAATGTCAGGTGGAGTCATCCACATTCCATAACTATTAGGATTAGTTACATAAGTTCCATTGTCTGATTTTCCACCTGTGTTAGGTGTGTATCCAAAGAACGGACTCATATAGTTTACTGTAGTCCAACCTTTGGGGTTATTTTCATCAGGATTAGAGCCTTGTCGTATTAAATATACTTGAATCTTTCCTGTTCGTGAATCATCAATATTGTTTTTAACAATACCTTTAACTGCACTAGGAATTAGTGTGGCGCCACCCCTGTCATCTTTGCTTGACTTGAAGCTACCCGTTTGTTTAATTATATCTTCATTTGCACTCATGTTTAGCTCCTAGGATCAGCACCAGCTGAAACTGTAGTAGATGATTTTTGTGTTGTAGTATTACCATCATCTATTGCAGTGGATGATGATGTATTATTTGTACTGGTTGGTAATGTTACTGCATTATTAGCAATAAGTGATCTAGGGTCACTTGCAGCGGTTAATCTTCCACTAGAATCAAGTACAGGTGCTGATGCGGCTGATGAGCTAGTTGATCCAGATGCAGTTGCACTAGTTGCACTTGTACCTGGTGTATCTTTGAAAGGTGGAATTGCAACCTTTAATTCTTGTGTAAATTTACCTTTGCTAAAAGTACTAGTTACTTCCCAAACATTATATGCTACACCGTTAATCTGATTTGCAATACTAGCAGGATAATTCCAAAACATAATATCACCGTCATTGGCTGGATTTAGTAAACCAGTATCTGTTTTATCATAGTCTTCTGCATCTCTAAAGTTAACTTCAATAAAAACTTGACTAGTGCTAGGATTAATTGTATATCCATCCTCACCGTAGTATTTTTTTATTGCAACATCAACCCCGCGGCACGAGCTTGTCATTAAGTAATCAGGATCACCTAATATGGTAATTCTTGCTTTTAATTGATCAGAGGGGCTATACAAAAAAGATTTAACTGAACCTAAAGTTTTAGAGAACCATCCGCCCTCTTTACTAATACTTT